GGGTTTAGAGAAGGTAAACTTTCTACAGATCCTTACACGGCATCACCTTTAGCAGCAACACCTTGTTCATCTTTACCTGTTTCAACACAAACTTATCCTATAGTTGTAGGAGGAGGTGGAGGTGGTATGCCTTATCCTTCATTCCCATACGGACCAGTTGCTCCTCAACAAACAAATGGTTCTAATTCTAGTTTTTCAAGTATTACATCCGCAGGTGGAGGTTATGGTGGAACAAGACATGACAGTTCAGCACCAGGAAGACAAAATGGTAATCCAGGTGGTTCAGGTGGTGGCGCAGGTGGAGAAAATGGAGGAGGCAACCCTGGAAGTGGTAATAGTCCTTCATCAAGTCCTGCTCAAGGAACATCAGGAGGCGCTTTTACTTCACCTTATTATGGTGGCGGTGGCGGAGGTGCAACTGCTGCTGGAACAACAGCACAAGGTGGAGCTGGTGGAGCTGGTGCGGGAACTGGAATAAATCCAGCATCGCCAGTTGGTGAACCTGGACCAAGTGCTCCATTAAGATATTTTGCTGGAGGCGGAGGTGCAGGTAATAATGGTGCTTGTAATGATAACGGTGGATTAGGTGGTGGAGGAGCTGGATATTCTTACACAAACACTAGACCAGGAACAGGAAATGGAGGAACAAATACTGGTGGTGGCGGAGGTGCTGCTGCTTGTTCTCCAAACGCTGGATTAAATAATGGAGGATCTGGAATAGTTATAATAAGGTATAAATTTCAATAATGAGTATAATTAAAGTAAACGAGATACAAAAAAGAACAGGAAGCACACTTACAATAGGTGGTGCTTGTACAGCTGTAACTTTAGCTAGCGGTGCTACACAAACAGGATTCGGTAGAACCGGGACTGTAGACTGGTGTACAACAGCAAAAACGTCTCCATTGACTGCAGAAAATGGTAAAGGTTATTTTATTAACACTACTTGCGGAGCAGTAACAGTAACACTTCCTAGTTCGCCCTCTCAAGGTGATATTGTGGCAATTAAGGATTATGCACAAACTTTTGATACTAATTCCGTGACGGTAGGAAGAAACGGATCAAAAATTAATGGTGTTTGTGGTTGTACAACTTTAAGCTCAGAAGGACAATCTATTACATTAGTCTATGTAGATGGCACTAAAGGTTGGCAAGACGTTCAAGATTCAAGTTCAAATATAGAAGCTGATACTTTTATATCAGCGACAGGTGGAACAGTAACAACAGTCTGCACAAATTATAAAGTTCACACTTTTACTGGTGATGGAAACTTTGTGGTAAGTTCAGGACAAGGTGCAAAAGCTTTTGTTTCATATTTAGTTGTTGCCGGCGGTGGTGGCGGTGCAGGTAGATATGGTGGCGGCGGAGGTGGCGGCGGCATGAGAGAGGGTAGACAAAATACAACTGCTCTTCCAGATACTTACACTGCTTTTCCAAATGCAGCCACATCAGGTATACCAATAGCTCCAGGAACACATCCAGTAGTAATTGGAGCAGGCGGAACAAATGCACCATCTGCACCATCAAACGCGGAAGGAACACCAGGAGGTGATTCATCGTTTTCTACAATAACATCCACTGGAGGAGGCAGAGGTAGAGGACAAAGTGGTACTGGTCCTGCGGTTGGAGGATCAGGTGGAGGTGGTTCTTATGGTACATCAGGAATAGGTGTTGCAGGTACGGGTAATACACCTCCAGTTGCACCCCCTCAAGGTTTTCCGGGAGGCACAGGAATTGCTCCGGGCAGCATGCCACCTTATGCAATGGGTGGAGGTGGAGGTGCAACAGAAGCAGGGGTTAATGGTGCAACAAATCAATCAGGAAGAGGTGGAGCAGGTGGAACAACAAACATACCTGGCTCACCAATTTCAAAAGCAGGTGGTGGAGGTGGAGGATCAAGCACACCTGAAAGTGTAGTAAAAGGTGCGGCAAGTCCTTGTGGATCAGGAACAGCGGGTGCTGCGAGTCCTGGAAATCCAGCATCTAATGCAGCCGCAAATAGTGGCGGAGGCGGAGGCGCTGGAAACTACGCTAATCCACCCGACGCAACAACATCAGGTGCAGGTGGTTCAGGAATTGTTGTAATAAGATATAAATTTCAGTAGTTGAATGGTATTTAAAATTAATATATAAGGAGAAACATTATGGCACATTTTGCAAAACTAGGAATAAACAGTAAAGTCATAGCAGTCCACGTAGTGGATAACAAAGACTTGCATAACGCTGATGGTATTGAAGAAGAGGAAGTGGGTAGACAGTATTTAGAAAGAATACATAACTGGCCTCTTTGGAAACAAACTTCTTATAATACTAGGAATAATACACATCAATCAGGTGATAACTCTAAAGCATTTAGAGGAAATTATGCTGGTATTGGTATGATTTACGATGAAGATAATGATATGTTCTTACCAAAAAAACCATATGCTAGTTGGGTTCTTAATACAGCAGAAGCAAGATGGCAATCACCAATAGGTGATGCACCAGAATTATCTGAGGCAGAACAAATTACTCACAGATACGATTGGGACGAAGCAAACGGGAGTTGGAATAAAGTAGAAATATAATTTATGCAGAAGGTGGTGCTGTCAGAAATTAGTCTCATTTACGGAGAAATCAAAACTCCAAAAGGTTTTGAAATAGATCAAAATAAAATCAAAAATGACATTATTAGTTCTTACGCTAATCATGATAGAATGAGTAATAATGTATTAGATTATTCTTATAACGATTATAAAGCTCCTTATTCACAACCTTTACAGTGGTTATTAGATTATATAAGAGATCATTTTAACGAAAAATATCAAAAAAGTTTAGTTTTAAAATCAAAGTTTGGAAACGTTCTTAATAAGAACGAAAGTACAATTGTTAAAAATAACGTAGATCCTGTAGATTTAAAAAATGCTCCTGATTATACTTGTATATATGGTGTTGACATTGATGGTGAAGGTGAACTGGTTGTAGAGTATGACGACGGTAGAAAAAAAGGAAGAACTTGGCACGTGCCTTTAAAAAACAATATATTTTATATTTTTCCTTCAATATTAAGATATTTTTTTAAAGCACCTAATAAAGATAAACTCACTACAATATTAACAATAACATATGAATCTATCTAATTATTACTGGTATTTTCAATCTGCCGTTCCTGAAAGAATTTGTGATATGATTGTGCGATACGGTAAAGCGGAAAAGAAAAGAGAGATTATGGCTATTACAGGTGGTTATGGTAGAGATAGAGATTTAAATAAAGAACCTCTTACTGAAGCCGAAATAAAAAATTTACAGAAGAAAAGAGATTCAAATATTGTTTGGATGAGTGATCACTGGATATATAAAGAGATTCAGCCTTATGTTCATCAAGCAAATGCAAACGCAGGTTGGAATTTTAAATGGGATTGGTCTGAAGCTTGTCAGTTTACAATATATAAAAAAGGTCAATATTATGATTGGCATTGTGATAGTTGGGATAAACCTTATCCTCACGAAGGACCAACAAAGGGTAAAATTAGAAAACTATCTGTTACCTTAAGTTTAACAGATCCAAAAGAATATAAAGGTGGTGAATTAGAATTTGATCTTAGGAATGAAGATCCTGATAAAAAACCTAATATTAGAGTATGTACAGAAATATTACCAAAAGGCTCGTTGGTTGTATTTCCATCTTTTGTATGGCATCGAGTCAAACCAGTAACAAAAGGAGTAAGGCATAGTCTA